ATCTTCCATCATTCTTAGCTGATTTACTGGCTTAAGTGCTTTCTGCAAATAAGATAAAATTCGTTTTCGGCTTGGATCTAACATACCCGAAGTCGCATATATAATAGCGTCAGGATGTATTTTCAAACCTTGTTCAGCTTTATTCATTGAAGTATCTTGGAATAAAAAATATTCCTGTTGCTTCTTAATGATTTTAGCTCCAGTTTTTTCATCTTGTTTTTCTTCGATCTCTTTAACTTTTCTAAGTTTAATAGGATCGATATATCTCAATTCTTTAATCCCACCTTTAGGATTCTTATCATCTATAATTACATGATAAGGTAATCTTCCGTCAATATACCATTTACGAAAAATGTCATGACCATAAGAGTTAAAGCTCATTAATGCTAGAATTTCATCAAATTCTGCTCTCATAGTTTTTTTAATTGATGCTGATGCATCTACTTTGTCTAGTACTATTTCAACAGGAGCTTCATCATAGTTACCTACAATACTCTCGTTTACAATATCCTCAACAGCTGCATCACACTCTGGTTGTGAAGCTGCATCTCGATATTTTAGTAATAGTTCAATCTCATTTTGTGCTTTGTCTCCGTCGAGATCTAAATACGCACCAAAGTGTCCGCCACTGGATATAACTCCAGCACCATCCTCGTCGGTGTTAGGTACAAAAGATGCACGCTCTGGTTCTTTTGACCCTTTCCTATTTATTTCGAAGCCGAAAAAATCCGCCATAATTTACCTCATATAATCTGCGGTGCCTTAACGACACCGCTTCATATATTATTTATACTACTTTTAAAAGTAACTTTTAAGTCGTAGTATCTGATTCCCAATATTGTACTTGAAGTTCAACTGTGAATTCTGAAAGTGTATTTTCAGAGTCATAGTTTACGTCGATTGCACTAACGTTAGTTGGGAAAGCCCCTCTAACATTATACGTTTTAGTAACAACACCTGCTTTGTTCAATTGCTCAATAATAACATCAGCTTCGTAATCCACAGGATTAGCTAAGCCAGTATTATTATTATGCTCATTAATACCATTCATCCATCTTTCGAATGCACCTCTAACTACAAAATCAACATCGTTGATAATTGTTAAAGATATTGGTTCAAAAGTTCTGTCACCTGCTAATTGCAATTGACGTCCTCTGAAAGGTACCATGATTGGAGCAATCACGCTAGAAGGTATTTGTGCACCTTTACACAAGAATGATGTTAATTCAACATCCGCTTGCGCATAACTTGGGAAGTTGACCGTGGCTTTGAACATGTTTGCTCGTGCGCCACCTCCAACTAATTTCGATTTAAAATCGTCTACACCTAGTATTGCCATTATATTCTCCTATTAACTACCGGCGATTTCTGAGAAATCGACACCAGTTCTGGTTGCTACAAAGTTTAATGTAATGAAGTTAATAGATCTTGCAGGCTTAATAAAGATATCAGCTACAAATTTATTAGTATCAATTACATTTCCAGTGTTGTTAGTTGTATCGCAAACGACTAAGAAATCCGTTAGTCCTCTACGCCCCTTTACTTCCCTGAGGAAAGGCTCAACTGCGTTTTTAAATTGAGCTCGAGTGAACTCGTCATTAAATTCGAATAGTTGCGCTTTAGCCGCAGTAGAAATTGCTTTTTCCAAAGTATTAAACAATCTACGTACGTTAATACGATCGAATGCTGAAGGCTTAGATAAAAGTGTTTTGTCTCCAAATAGAAGAGTACCTTGACCAGGAAGACTTACTATCGGATTTACTCTTGCTTTATAAAGAGTATCTCTATCAGCTTGTTTTGGATTAAAAGCTAATTTAGTTACACCGAATAGTTGACCACGCGTTACACCTGCTGGTGAGAACCATGCGTCAGCTGTCCTATCAGTAGCGGCACATAATCCAGCAATATGACCTGAAGCTCCGATATAACGATAAGTATCGTTGTATTTGTCATAGACATATAGAGCCGTAGAATCACAAGATGCATAACTCGATGAGTTAAGTGTATCTGCATATGCTTTCACATTTGCTGCAGGAGTAGAAGTACCTACTGTATCTTCGATTGGAGGAGATACAAACGCCATACAATCTTTTCTTGCAGATGCAATAGTGATTAAACTTCCGGCGATTGTGGTTGCACTACCTGCATCTGGAAACGCAAATAGAAGTTGCACATCTACAGTTTCAGCATCTTTTAATAGGTCGTGACCTAATAAAATGTCAGAAGCTGCAGGTGTATTACCGTCAACTCCGCCAGATAAAGAATTATCTATTGCGGTGTTTGATCCGGCTATTGTTGCTGCGCCGCTTATCACAGCTCCAGCGTTTGATAATGCCGTAGGGTGATCCATCCATCTAATGTATTGTGAATTATTATTAATTACATCTACATAATAGTTAGAAGTTCCATCAGATTTTTTAGCATCTGACCCCTGTGACATGAATGCGAATGTTTCTAAAACAGTTCCAGCTGTTCCAGAAATTAATCCGTCTTCGTCAATAACAGCTACATGAAGCTCGTCACCATAACTGGTGGCTTTGCCCAAGCTAATAGCATAATCTGATGTTTTAGGTTCTGAATCAAACGAACTTGCGTACGCCCAACCCGAAAAACCTGAACCTTCAGTTAGGATAGAAACTTTTAACGAGTTTCCTAAAGTTCCTGCGTACTTGGCTGCCCAATGTCCAACAGTTCCTTGTCCTGTGCTATAGCTATTTTCATATACACTATCATTTTTGATTAAAAGTCCGTTACCGTCAGCAGTAGCATTTTCAGCTGTGCCTTGGGCGACCCTTACTACTTTCAGAGCGTTGCCGTATTTTAAAAATGCAGCAGCAGTTAGAAAGTATTTTGCAGTATTGTTATCCGGTGTTCCGAATGTATCAGCTAGTTCTTTTTCAGTACTAACATCAACAATTTCTTCAATAGGACCCCAATTTAAAGCACCTGCGAATCCACCAATACTGGTTGATACTGCAGGGATTACGTTCGTTGCGTCAATTTCCTTGACTTGAACGCCTGGTGATACTTGAAATGCCATCGCTTTACCCTCTCAATGAGTTAGTTTATATTAAGTTCCCATAATACGTTAAGAAACAAATCTGTTTCGTTCATACATATATTTATAACATTTAAAATTCTAAGAATTACCATCTATTAGCTGTTGATGTATCTTCTTCGAACCAAACATTACCCTCGTCGTCTTTCGTATATTTTTCAGGACTGCCATCAGATATAATACCAAATGGAACGACGTCGTCCTGTATTGCTTGTAACTGCTCTTTATATAACATATTTTTCATGTCAATGTCAGTTAATCCCATGAATACATCAGTTGTTGTAAACCATGCAAACAATACTAAATTCATCATCAAATCGTCATGATTTGTAAGAGATGCTTCATATGAGGTTCCTTTTGCAACAAAAGTACTCATTTCTATTATAGTATTAGCATCTACTATCTTTAATTTTCTTTGTTCCACTAAATCTTTAATGGTTGAACATCCGATTCTCTTAACTCTACGCGTCATAGTAGCACCAATTGCTCCTTTTTTAACTGTAGATTCAACAAACATGTTTTCATATTCTAAATCATAGTACAATCCATTACATACAACCACTCCTTGGTCGTTAGATTCTACTATAATATATGCTTGATTATATAAATTTGCATATTTGTATATTAAATCAGGATATAATAACGGTGATATTTGATTATCTCTGAACACTGCAACTTGTTTAAATGGGTTTACTGATACATCTATAATCGTAAAAGTAGAATAATCTTGTCCTCTCCCTCGAGCAACGTCGACTGTCATAATATATTCATGATTAAGTAAAGGTTGTTCGTATATGTACAGATTTTCAACTGCTGATATTGGTTCTTCTGGTATTTGGGCTAATAGTTCATTAGCATTTATAAGCGTATTACCTCTACCATGAAATGAATTACCAAATTCTTGATCAAATTGTAGCTCTGATGTATTTGCAATTGTCATTTCTTTCCATTCTTCATCTCTTCCTGGTACATCCCACCAGTCAACTCTAAATGGTTTAAAATCATTTTTACCTTGTACCGCACCTTCCCATAACTTATGGAATATATTTCCAATTCCATTTGCAGTAGATGTTATTAGAATTTTCGTATCGCTACCTGATGATATTACCGGATAAGTTGAGGTATAAAACTGCGCATCATTTTCTACAAAAGCAAACTCATCTAAGAATAATAAGTTAACCGATAAACCCCTAATAGATGATCCTGATGTTGCAGATGCTATTATTCGTGAATTATTACTAAATTCAATATTTCCTTTATTTAATGATCTCGTTCCAGGTTGTAAAAAGAACGGTATATGTTCTAAGGCTAACGTTAGACGTGCTAACATTTCCCGAGCAACTGCACCTTTATTAGCTAATATTGCAATTGTTTTTTCTGGATGAAATAAAGCGTACCATAATAGAAATACTACACAACAAATAGACTTTCCGCTTTGTCGACAAGCTAGATTGATAGAGAACCTGTTGTTTTGAAAATGATGAAACATTTCCTGTTGATACGGATATAATTCGAATGGAATTAGTCCTTCATCTAGACTAACAACTTTGACGTATTTACTTGCAAAATACGCTGGATCCGCCATACATTTTTTGTATTCTTTAACTTCTTCAGCTGTGAACCCGGATTCTACTCCGTCTCTTTTTACATTTGCGTTACCTAAATAACCAAATTCGTTATTTTTAATTCTCTGCATCAATATCAATTACTGTGTCGTTAGGTTTGTCTGATAACATTCTTTGTAAATCAGATGTGCTTCCAACAAATACATTATTATTTGTTATTTTTCTTTCGTGTTCGATTTTTT